ACTGTAGCTAATATTACTTCTATTTTATCAAGCGTTATTAATAGTTATGAGGATTTAGTTGGTGCAAAGGTTACAAGAAAGAAAACTTTCGCAAAGTATTTAGACTCTTACTGTTATACTAATGGTTATCCAACTTCGGGGGTATGTACCGGAGAATCAGGATCGGACCCAAGTCTGAGTAAATCAGACTGTTTAGACTGTAATAAAAACGGTTCTGTAGGTACTTGGACAGTATACAACCAGACTACTTGTGAAGCGGCAACTGGACCAGGTATATGGTACGCTTCTGCTATAGCAGATGATACTGCACATTTTTCAGATGAGATTTGGTATGTAGATAGAAAAGCTGTAGAAACTAGAACCCATATTCAATTTGAATTAACTGCAGCGCACGACATACACGGAGTTAAGCTACCTTCTAGAACGGTAGTAGCTAACTCATGCCCTTGGGTATATAGAGGAGTAGAATGTGGGTATACGGGTAGCGTTGTAATATACGCAGATGGAGCTGCTGGAACAGCTACAGTTACCTCGGAAGCAGTTACTTCTATTTCTGTAACTGCAGGAGGGGTTAGGTATACAGAAGCTCCTACAGTACTTATAACTAGTGCTACTGGTACAGGGGCTACAGCAACTGCTTCTATTAGTGGTGGGGGAGTTTCTGCAATTACAGTAACAGCAGGAGGTTCTGGATATACTAATGTAGATGATATCGACATAGTAATAAGTGGGGGAGGTAGCACTAGTACTATAGGGTGGTGGGATATTAATAATAATGTAGGGGGATCAGCTGTTGACGATGTGTGTTCAAAAACTTTTACCTCTTGTGAATTGAGATTCCCTGAACAAGGGCCGAGCCCTTTTGGGGGGTTTCCAGGGGCGGGCATTAATATGGGCTCGATACGATGAATGAGAAAACCTTAAATGATTTTAGAAAGCATGTAGAAGCGGAGTACCCTATAGAAGCCTGTGGGTTTATTATAGGGGTAGGGAAGAAGGAGAGGTACTTCCCCGCAAAAAATATAGCAGAACTTGCGGAAGAGTATTTTATAATAGATCCAGTAAGTTATGCAGATGCAGAAGATACAGGAGTTATTATAGGGATTTGTCATTCTCATCCTAATGAAGGTTGTGAGCCTTCTGAAGCAGATAAAGTTGCTTGCGAAACTTCTAATAAGCCTTGGCACATTTTAAGTTGGCCAGGTAACAGACTCTATAGTTGGGAGCCTTCAGGGTATGAAGCACCGATAGTAGGCAGACAGTTCAGTTATGGAGTTTTAGATTGTTGTACATTACTTAGAGATTATTATAAAAAAGAGCTAAATATCGATTTTGAATGTTTCAGTGGTCAAGATGGCTGGTGGGATAAAGGTGAGAATCGATATTTAGAAAACTATGAAGAGCAAGGTTTTGTTAAGATACTTGATGAAAATGATATTAAAAAATATGATGTCTTTTTAATAAAATTAGTTTCACCTGTACCAAACCATGCCGCAGTTTTCATAGGAAACGATAGAATTTTACACCACGTATACGGTAGACTATCCAATAGAGAGCTTTACGGAGGATATTGGAGAAAGCATACCACGCACCATTTAAGGCACAAATCATTATGTTAAAGAAAGTAATACTTTACGGAGAATTAGCGGAAAAGTTCGGGAAGGAGTGGTCCTTAGATGTAACCTCGCCCGGCGAAGCTTTTAGAGCACTTGATGTTAATAATGTAGGATTTAGACAATTCGTAGCTTCTTCAGAAGAACGAGGTGTTGGCTATAAAGTAATAGTAGGAAAGTCTTATATTAATGACTATTCTGAGCTAGGACACCCTTCAGGGCGTCAAGAAATTAAAATAATACCTGTAATACTTGGAGCAAAAAATAAAGGCCTAGGCATGGTTCTTATGGGGATTGCTATTATTGCAGGTGTAGGACTTTACTATCAAATGGCTATGAATGCTTCTTTAGCAGCGGGTGGTCTTGGCGCGATACCTATGACTTTTGGACAAGGGTTGTCGTTGGCTATGGCTAGTCCTGTAGGCGCAATGGCAATAAAGTTCGGAGGAGCCTTATTACTAGGTGGAATAGCTTCTATGCTAGCTCCCACTCCTGAACTCCCAGATACAGCTGATAAGCCTACAAACTATGGGTTCGATGGAGCAGCTAATACAGCTAGACAAGGTTATGCTATTCCAGTAGCTTACGGGCAATTATTAATAGGAGGAGCTGTTATAAGTTCAGGAGTTTCACCGGAGGATTATACACCATGAGTAATAAAGATTGGATTAGAGGCGCCGGCGGCGGAAAAGGCGGTGGCGGTGGTGCACCTAAAGAGGATGATGATACGTTATTTTCGGATTCTAAAGCTAGAATTATTGATTTATTATCTGAAGGAGAGATAGTAGGGTTATTAAATGCTGAAAAGTCTATTTACATAAATGAGACTCCGTTACAAGACTCTGCAGGTGGGAGTAACTTCGAGAATGTATCTTACATTACTAGAGAGGGCACCAATTCTCAGAGTTATATACCAGGGTTTGCAGGAACAGAAACGGGAATAGGTGTTGGTATTATAGTAACTAAAGACGCGCCTGGAGCCCTAATCAAAACATTTTCGTCTACTACAGTAGATGCAGTAAGAGTTGTAATACATACACCAGCTCTTTTAGATGCGGACAATGATGAGGGAGACTTACATGGATCTACTGTATCCTTCAAAATTTGGTTAGAAAAGGATAATAATGGAGCCTGGTCTGAAGAAGTCACGGATTCTTTTACAGGAAAGACCTCCTCAAAGTACGAAAGAGCCTATAGAATAGATATTCCTTGGACAGATTTTACTACTATAGCTATCAAAGTAGAAAGGACTAGCGATGACGCTACTTCTACAAAAGTATCGAATGAAATATATTTTAGTTCTTATACTAAAATTATAGATAATAAATTAACATACCCTAATAGTGCTCTAGTAGCCACGCAGATAGACGCTAGACAATTTACTTCTATCCCTAGTCGAGCATACGAGATAAAAGGAATAAAAATAAAAGTTCCTAGTAACTATACTCCTTACGACCCAGGTCATTGTTCATTATCTGGTTATAGACGTAAAGATAGATGTTTGGATGCGGGAGGAGAATGGGCTCAAGGAACTTGCTCAAATAGTACTTATACTGATAAAACAGCTTGTGAACTTCCTGCTAATGGTTCTAATACTTGGACAAGCGCTGGCCTGAGTGGCGTAGATACTTTGTACTCCGGCTCGTGGGATGGTACATTTGATGTTGCATGGACTTGTAATCCTGCTTGGATTTTATACGACCTATGTACTGATGACAGATACGGATTAGGTAAGTGGCTGTCTGCTAATCAGATGGATAAGTGGTCTTTATATGAGATTGGAAAGTATTGTGATGCCGTAGATAATGATGGAAAGTTTGTTGGAGTTGATGATGGATGGGGTAATAAAGAAGCACGATTTGCTTGTAATATGTATTTACAAGGAAGGGAAGAGGCTTTCAAAGTACTAAATGATATAGCCTCCTGTTTTAGAGGTATGATATACTGGCAACAAGGACAAGTTAGTTCTGTACAAGATGCACCTAAAGATCCAGTTATGAATTTTTCAGATGCTAATGTTATTGATGGCAAATTTACTTATGAAGGAACTTCTAGGAAACAAAGACATAATGTAGCCCATGTTACTTGGAATAACCCCGAGGATTTTTATAGGCAAAATGTTGAGTATGTAGAGGATGCTCCAGGCATAGTTAATGCTAATAACCAGATTTTTTCTACCGATGTAATTGCTGTAGGATGTACTTCACAAGGTCAGGCTCGTAGAGTAGGCAAGTGGATTTTATATACTGAAAGATACGAAACTGAAGCTATAACCTTTTCAACAGGTATGGAAGGTGCAGTAGTTAGGCCCGGAGACATTATTAAGGTAGCCGATTCCCATAAATCTGGTATTCGTTACGGAGGTAGAATTGCGACAGGTAAATGTATTGGAGGTACTTCTACTGGACTAGAGACTACTTCTGCTGCTTGTAGTGCAGTAAGTGGTACTTGGGATATTTCTACAACTACTACTATTAAATTAGATGCTCCTACCTCTGTTACTGCCCTTAAAAATTATAAGTTATCTCTGATTAATACAGAAGAGGCTTGTGTACGGTCTGGAGTTAAACAAGCTATTGCTGCTTTATCATGTAGCGATGCTTCCTATAGTACAGAAGACACTTGCTTACAATCAGCAGGAACTTGTTCCGGAGGTACTGCTACAGGCTCTGAAAACT